GTGGAACCGGGGCTTCGACGGCTGCAAATGCCAGAACCAATTTAGGTGCAGCTAAGTCTGGTGCAAACTCTGACATCAGTTCTCTCTCCGGCCTTACAACAGCTCTGTCAGTCGCTCAAGGTGGCACTGGCGGAACAACTGCTAGCGCTGGTCTGGCGAATCTGCAGGGCCTGAACTCCGTCGCACACGTTGGTGCATCTGGTCAAAGTATTGTTCACGACACTCAGGCTCTTGTATCGGGCGCGTATCGTGCCGAGTTGCGTGGTATCAAACCTGCTACTGGAAACACGATCACCGTTGCTGTAGATGGCAGTGACGTCGCGATCGGCACGAATGCAAACAACATTCTCGACGCTGTCACAGGCGCTCGGAACATCAACGGTGCGCGGATCACAGGCGCGGCAACGCCTTTGAACGATAGCGATCTTGCGACCAAGGGCTACATCGACAGTGTTGCTCAAGGCCTTGATGTCAAAGCTGCAGTTAAGGTCGCAACGACAGGTGCTCTTGCTGGTACTTATGCCACGAGCGGTCAAACGTTGACTGCCAACTCCAACGGAGCAATTCAGGTTGACGGTGTCACCCCTACTGCATCTGATCGAATTCTTCTAAAGGATCAGGCAGATGGGACACAAAACGGGATCTATGTTGTTACCACTGTCGGTGATGGTAGTAATCCGTTTGTACTGACACGCGCCGCTGATTTCAACACTAATGCTGAGATCAACGCTGGCTCCTTCATGTTCGTTGAGGCAGGCAGCACTAACACCAGTAAGTCTTTTATCCAGTCAGTCGCAAACCCGACCCTCGACACAACTGCTTTAGTTTTCACGATTTTTGGCGACAACACTGTCGCTCCTAATTCGGTTGGTAACACTAAGCTTGCCCAAATGGCGCAGGCAACTGTCAAAGGTCGTGCCGCCAGCACTGGTACTGGCGACCCCGTTGATCTCACTGCTGAGCAGTTGGTTGGTGTAATCAACGCTGCTTCTACCGCTACAATCAACCAAGCTAGAGTTTCAGGAATGACGGGTAACGGAATTGTTACCCTCTTGAATACAGCAACATCTAACTTGGACTGCGGAACCTACTAATTCCTCTTATTGCCTTTCGGGCTTTTATTTAGGTTATGGGACTACCAATACAAAACATTCGCAGTTCAACTGCGAGTAAGCGTCCGACCGCGAGCAATCTTGCCGACGGTCAAATCGCCATTAACTATGAAGAGAGTGACCCTGGTATTTATCTGAAGGGTTCTTCGGGTGCTCTGATCAAGGTAGCTCCTACCTACGTTTCCGCATCTGCTCCTAACTCATCTCCGGCTACAGGGGGATCTACAGGAAATTCAAAGGGTGAAACTTGGCTTGATACCAGTACCACTCCAGCGACCCTGAAGACCTGGAATGGTTCAGCATTTGTAGAAGCTGGTGGTTTTACGGATGTTCACATCACTGGCCGCTATAAACAATCCATTGTTGCAGTTTCCGGTACTCAGATTGACTGCTCAGCAGGCAATTATTTTACAAAAACGATTACCTCTGCCACTACATTCGGGTTTTCCAACGTTCCTAATTACTGTGCCTACAGTTTGACACTAGAGGTCACTCATAACGGCGGTTCCGTTGCTTGGCCTTCTGCTGTCAAATTTTCCTCTGCTGGTGCCCCTAGTCTCAGTGCAAACAAGACAACGTTGTTTTTCCTGGTTACGGACGACGGCGGTAATCGATGGCGAGCTGCTGCTCTGCATGATTACGACACCTGATTGACTTCATCAATTTCTTAACTTCTCTTATCCGCTTTCAAAACAATGTACGTTCGCGTTGATGGTCTGACAGTAGCTGAATATCCTTATAGCTTTGTTCAGCTTCAAAGAGATAACCCATCCGTTAGTTTCCCCATTCCATGTGATGATGAATTACTAGCTGAATGGGGCGTATATCCAGTTCAAACTGTTGTTCCTGCTTATGATGCAATCACTCAGGACGCACTTGAAGCTGATCCCGTTTGGGATGCCGAGAATGAAGTATGGAAGCAGTCTTGGACAATCTCTGATTTAGCTGCTTCGGTCATTGACTCTAATCGTCAAGCTGCTGCTAACTACGTCGGTTTTCACCGTGCATTGCTTGGTAGTGATGTCTACGAAACCATTCGTACTCAGGCTGGCTCAAGTCTGGCTTTGAATGTAGCTTGCACTGAGTTTATTGCGGCGCTTACAGACGCTAAATACGGATCTGTGGAGACAGCAGTATTCCAAGCTTGTCTCGATCAAATCATCGCTCTCGCTACTCTGGATGATGATGATCGAATCGCTTTCCAAGTTCTGATGCGGACTTTCTCACTAGGCACTCTTTACTCGGTTTGGGACGGGGATCTTCCCGCTGCTTCTTCCTCTGAGGGAGGTGGTAACTGATATGGATCCCACTACACAACGTTTGATGATGGGTGCGGCCGGTGGCGGTTCTGGTATCCCCCTGCCAGTCACTTATACACTTAATTCGGTCGATAATGTACGCACTGGCGATCAAAACCATGTGGTAGCTCAATGGTGGACAACAAATAACACAAGCGGATTATTTATCAGCACAGGTTATCAGACATATCAAGGTTATTACGCCGGTACACTTGTTCAAAATGTTACTTGTACCGCTACTCTTGGCGGTGCAGCTGGTGGTTACAATACCAACGGCCGTTCAATTAGCGCTACTTTTGATTTTATTGCTGGTGACAGGCTTGTATTTTTCGCAGGTAAGCCGACAGTTCATTCAACCCAAGGGTCTCAACAAGGTGTAGGTGCCGGAGGAGGCGCGAGTGTTCTTGCGTTATACACGAGTAGTGGTTTCACCCCTCTGATTGTTGCTGCCGGTGGTAGTGCTTCACACTCTGTGCGTCAGACGCTTAATTGTGCAAGTCCGCTGAGTGCGACTAGCGGTGCTAATAGTGTAAGAAACCAAACTAATATCGGTAACAATGGTAACCAGAACCAAATAGGTTCAGGCGGCGTTGGTCGTGGTACTAGAGGTAATACTCAGATGGCAGGTGCAGGTTGGTTTTATCGTGCTCAAGATGATAACAGCAGCACAATCGCAGACGATTCTGGCCACCCCGATACATTGGCAACGGGTGCAAGAGGAGGTAATAAGACCGCCATTTCACAGAACAATAATACTAATGGTTCTGATGGAGGTTTTGGCGGCGGTGGTGCCGACGCAGACTCTAATTATTACTGCCCTGGCGGTGGTGGTTTTTATGGTGGATGGGAGTGTGCAGGTAGCAATTCGAGCACCCAACTTACTAATGATGGCTACACCGAATACGTCTATTACACCAATTCTGCTGGACAAGCCAACACTACCACCAATGCTTATGAGTTTGGCCCATTATCTTATGTAAATACTGGCGTCAAAAACTGTCGAAATGTTACCGATAACGGTCTACACGGTAGTACGACAAGTACCAATTCCGATAGTCAGCAATCGTATGGAAGAGTAAACCTTGTATTCTCTTAATTGACATAATCAACAAGGGATCCGCCCCGCCAGCGGGTCCCCGAATCGTCCGTCACAAAGAAAAATAAATGTGTTTTTGAGGTCGCCAAGGTCGGCGCGGTGTCATCTGGCCATTTCACTGAGGACGGCCAGGACAGTGTTCCTCCAGTGTGATAAACCTCTAATGTGAATCCATAAGCCCTACCTGAAGCGGGAACATTGGTAAAGCTATAGGATGTATTCGATGATGCCGTATGACAGAAATAATTACCTGTAGAGCAATCTACAGTCGCATTGCTCATCGTCACTTTGTTACCTGCATAAGCTCCGGTAACGTCTAGATCGGTATTTGTTGAGACCGAGGTAGAACCAACCGACATTTTGCCGGAGGTTGAGAGTTGGCCGCTTGTACTAATTGCGGTACTACCAGCGATAGTTCCGCTCGTCACTGCGCTACCGCTTACCTTTCCTGCTGTAGAGATGGTGTTTAGTTTGCTGTCGGTAATACTTCCAGCAAGCTGAGTATTCGTAATAGTCCCTGCACCACCGCTTGGGATATTATCAACAGTAATCGTCTGCGTACTGGTGATAATAGTGTCAACTTTTACTGATCCGTAAGCCATTAGACAATCGCCCAGGTTGCGTTGTTAGGAACTTCTACAGTCACACCGTTTGCTATTTCTACGGGACCTGCTGATACACCATTGTAGCCG